ACCAATAAGACTAACTGTACTGTTCTACAACATCCACAATTAGAAGCAGACGATCTCATTGCAGGATTTATTCAAAGTCATCCCAACGATGACCATGTAATTATTTCAACCGATGGCGATTTTGCACAATTGATTGCACCTAATGTAAAACAGTACAATGGTGTAATGCAGATTACAACTACACACGAGGGCTACTTTGATGAAAAAGGTAAGCGTGTCAAAGATAAAAAGACTGGCGAAGAAAAAGCCGCTCCGGACCCAACATGGCTACTCTTTGAGAAGTGTATGCGTGGCGACACATCCGACAACATCTTTTCTGCTTATCCGGGAGTACGTGAGAAAGGGACAAAGAATAAGGTTGGTCTCCGTGAAGCCTTTGCCGACAGAAATAGCAAAGGGTGGTCTTGGAATAACATGATGCTCCAAAAGTGGTCTGATCACGAAGGTGTCGAACATCGTGTGTTAGACGATTACAATCGTAATGTACAGTTGTGCGACCTAACAGCACAACCAGACGACATTAAAAAACTTATTACTGAAACAATTCAAGCATCTAAAGATGCAGAAAAGAATCTAAGCCAAGTTGGAATTCGACTGCTAAAATACTGCGGCGAATACGACTTACAAAAAATTAGCGAACAGGTACAAAGTTACGCAGAGCCATTAAGTGCAAGGTATGTAAATGAAATTAATTAATGCTAAACCTATCATTGACGGAAAATGCTGGATCTTAGAACAAGACGGCAGGAAAATTGGCACTCTTAGAAAAGAAAAGAAAATCTACAGCGTAGATAAGGAGGGTGTTAAAATGGAAGTAGGCACCTTAGACGAAGTTATTGCCAAATTAGGTGTACAGTTTGAACCGTTTGCAAAAACAAAAACAGCACCTGCTTCTACTCAATTTTCAGTATACGATTATCCCTGTAGTTCTAAGCCTTACGGTCCGTTGTACAATGTAGTTAAGAAACTACCTATCTACGCAAAGAGCACTAAGAGTAAAAGCCAGTATTGTGCTGGATACTATGTTATTCAGTTCCGCAAAGGCTGGGTTAAAAGTTTTTGCCCTAAACTTATTACACTAGAACGTTATCCATTTAAAGGTCCGTTTAAAACAGAACTAGAAATGAGAACAATTCTAAATACCGTAGGAAAATCAGATGCAACCTCTTAATACAATTCCTATTGAAAACTTTATCAATAAGGCAAGAATAGCGGCAAAATCAAATCAAAAAAACATGACTTTAACAATTGACGAAGCCAGTCAATTGATGGAAAGTATTACCATGGTAATGACACGTTTATTAGGTAAACTAGACGAAGCCGCTCAGAAAACACCTACTGAAGAAGTCATTACTCTTAATATGGACGGGGGCGGTTTACGCTGATTTGCAATAAATAAGTACGCACTTTTGGAGCATACTTATTATGAGCAGGCCTAAGCCAACCGTTTTGTTAGAAATTACAAATAAAAATACTTATAAAACAGAACAAGTTTTAGAGGCTGATGCCATTTGGGCTGTCTTTTATAAAGACAAACCTGTTAACTTAAAAACCAGCACTATCCTAGCCGCTGAAGTAGGCCCTAAATACAAAAAGGTTAGTTTTTCAAATAGCGGTCATGCGTTTAATCTCGCCGAAAAACTCAATAAATCTTTTAATTGCCAGGACTTTTCTGTATATAAACTAACTACAGGTGAAAAAGTTCAAGATGAATCAGAAGATTGAACTAACCAAATACATTATTAAGTGTTTAGGTTACCCTGACGACTCCAAAACTTACAAAAGACTGTATGCCACATTTTGGGTCAACCAAAGAAATAAGGCTGTTGGCGGGTTACGACTAACAGATACAGGGTTTGAAGCATTTGAAAAGCACATCAAAGCCTACAAAATAGACATGGAAGATAAGAACCCAAAGTTTGACAACAATCAAATACTTTGGTTAGACAAGTTTATTGACTGTCCATTCTATGTTAACCGAAAGTCCATCTACGTGTTTAGCGAGCGGATGGCCATACAACTGGTTCTTTTTTCAGGTAATTTGGCTAAATTCGGCCACGCAAAGTTTAAAAGTAGCAAAAAAGCCACAGACAAGACTGCTGTTTTGTAGTATACTATATACACTGTGAAAGACGCAGTAAACACTACTTTTTAAGGACTCAAAATGGCAGAAAAAATCAGTACCAATCGCACCGTTTCTCCCAACGAAGCAAAAGCCGCGGTTCGTAAAGCAATCAAAATCCAGCGACCAATCTTCCTATGGGGTGCCCCAGGTATTGGTAAGTCTGACATTGTTAAGCAAATTGGCGATGAACAAGACCGTGAGGTCATCGACGTTCGTTTGAGTTTGTGGGAACCTACAGACATTAAAGGTATCCCTTATTACAATAGTGTAGAAAACACTATGACTTGGGCACCTCCTGCAGAATTGCCTACAGATCCAGAGTCCACTGCTATCCTGTTCTTGGATGAGTTGAACTCTGCGGCTCCTGCTACACAGGCGGCGGCATTTCAATTGGTGCTTAACCGTCGTGTTGGTACTTACAAATTGCCAAAAGGTGTTAGCATTGTTGCCGCTGGTAACCGTGAAACTGACAAAGGCGTTACTTATCGTATGCCTAGCCCATTGGCTAACCGCTTTGTTCACTTGGAATTGCGTACAGACTTTGAAGACTGGCATCAGTGGGCTGTTAGCAATCGTATCCATGAGCAGGTTGTTGGATATGTTGGATTTGCTAAAGGCGACTTGTACGACTTTGATCCAAAGAGCTCTAGCAAATCGTTTGCTACTCCCCGTAGTTGGTCGTTTGTAAGTGAGTTGTTGGCAGATGACGACTTGCCAGAGAACACTTTGACAGATTTGGTGTCAGGTGCTATTGGTGAAGGTCTTGCTATTAAGTTTATGGCACATCGCAAAGTGGCAAAACAGATGCCTAAGCCCGAAGACATCTTGTCTGGCAAAGTTGAGAAAGTTAACATCAAAGAGATCTCAGCAATGTACTCTTTGGCAATTAGCCTGTGCTATGAACTCCAAACTGCAGACCAGAAAAAGGTTAAAGGTTGGGACGGTATGGCAGACAACTTCTTTAAGTTTATGATGGATAATTTCCCAACTGAATTGGTTGTTATGGGGGCAAAGATTGCGCTCACAAATTATAACTTGCCATTTGATGCTAGCAAATTGAAGCATTTTGACAAGTTCCATGACAAGTACGGAAAATACATCATACAGGCGATGGAAAATTAAAAACGGGCCCGAAAGGGCCTGTTTCACTTGCTCTTTTAGCAAAAAGAGTATATAATATATACATACACTACAAAGAGGTAACCTATGTCTAATACAGCAACCGCTAAATCCAAAAAAGTAAAGCCTGCCAAAGTCTTTACTCAATCTGAGAAGAACAAAATTATTGACAAATTGATCACAGCCCGTGTGGGTCTGTTGTTGCGTCATCCTTTCTTTGGCAATATGGCTACACGCATGAGCCTAATTGATGCATCAGAATGGTGCCAGACACTGGCTACAGATGGACGTAACTTTTATTTTAACATGGAATTTGTCGATAAGATGAATCCTAAAGAGTGCGAGTTTGGTTTTGCACACGAAGTTCTACATAATGTATTTGACCATTTGGGTCGTCGTGAAAACCGTGATCCTATCTTGTCAAATATTGCCGCTGACTATGCTGTTAATCAAATCTTAAAAGACGAGCGTATTGGTATTAGCCCAAGTTGGATGAAGATCTATCAAGACAACAAGTACCGCGGTTGGAGTTATGAAGAAATTTATCAACACCTTTACGACAATGCTGAGAAAATTGATTTAACTAAATTAGGCGAGTTATTAGACGAGCATTTGGACGGTGAAGGCGACGGTGACGCCGAAGGCGATGGCGAGGAAGTCGACGGCAGTGGCAAGGGCAAAGGTCGTCCTAAATTAACTGCTGAAGAAAAGAAAGCAATTAAAGACGAGATTAAAGAAGCAATGGTAAGTGCCGCACAGGCCGCAGGTGCCGGTCGTGTACCTGCAGGTGTTCAGCGTCTTATCTCAGACTTTACTGAGCCTAAAATGGACTGGCGTGAATTGTTGCGCATGAATATCCAAAGTATTCTTAAGAGCAATTTTAGTTTCCAACGTCCTAACCGCAAGAGTCAACATTGTGGTGCTGTATTACCAGGTATGACCAATGACGAGACTGTAGACGTGAGTGTCTGTATTGACATGTCAGGCTCTATCAGTGACGCAATGGCCAAAGACTTCTTGAGTGAAGTCAAAGGCATTATGGACGAATACGTGGACTTTAAATTAGACTTGTGGACATTTGATACACAGGTTTACGGCTATAAACAATTTACAGGCGACACTGCTGACGAGATCATGGAATATGAATGCAAAGGCGGTGGTGGTACAGATTTTGATGTAAACTTTGATTTTATGAAAGAAATGGGTATTGAGCCTAAAAAGTTTGTGATGTTTACAGACGGCTATCCTTGCGGTAGTTGGGGTGACGAGGATTATTGCGATACTCTGTTTATTATCCACGGTGACGATTCCATAAAATCACCATTCGGCCAGTACGCACATTATAAATAAAGTAGGTATATTATGGCTTTAGTTAGAGGAAGGGTAAACGCTTTGGCGCTCTTAGAAATGAGAAAGTTGAAGCGTATGCCTCCAAATTTTGCTAAGATAACATTACGTGATCTAGATCATATTAGTGTTAGAACTTTAGAACTTTGGATTCTTCAAAACTTAGACAGTCGTTTTTGTATTCGTAAAAACACCGGTTTAGTTGACGATAACAAAATGACCACAGTTTACGAAGTTGGTTTTGAAGAACCAAAAGAGTTGACTATGTTTAGCCTAGGATGCCCAATTTTACATAACAGGAGATGACATGTCAGAAGAAGTACAAAGTGCTCCGGCACAAGAAGCCCCAAAGGCACCAGAGTTAACTGTAACAGATTTACAGAACATTAGAGCCATTATTGATATTTCCGCAACTCGCGGAACATTCAAAGCATCAGAAATGGTAGGTGTTGGTCAAGTTTATGCCAAACTTGATGCTTTCTTAAATGCCGTTGTACCAGCTCAGGCAGCTCAACAAGCGGCCCAATAAAAGGAAAACAATATGAAACATATCGGCAGAATGAAAAACAATAGCGCAAGGGTCGTTATTGTCTACAGAACGTTACCAGGAGACCCTCATAATGCTTTGGTTGTAGGAACACAAGGCTTAGTTGATTTCCTTCACGACTCATTACTGAGTGTGTTAGAAAGCGATAGCGGTCAGCAAGCGAACGAACTTGCCGATATTATCGCCGTGCGTAAGTTTCCAGATGGGAGCAATATGTTAGAATACTTACATACACATGGGCACCTTAAAAAAGTTGCTACCAACATGGTTATTGTAATGCCTAACACAACTACACAAATTCCTTTAGATGAATTGAATAAACTAATTGCTCAACAAAAGGGCGTGACACTAGAAGAACTAGCAGTTATTCCAGAAGGTGAGACAGTTCCGGAAAAGGTTGAATTACCTCCATCAGAATATCAAAGCAAATGGGATAAAGCAAGAGCAGAAAAGGCCGCTAAGTTAACTGAGTCTACTAAACAAACTCCAGTAGTTGTTACAGCAGAGCCAGAAACATTTGCAGTTCCAGAAACCTCTACTCCAGAGCAACAGGCAAAACTTTATCGCAGTCAAGCAGACAAATTAGCCAAGCAGGCCGCAGAAATGCGTCGAAAGGCCGAGGAGTTAGTTCCGACAG